CGACGAGCTTGACCGGCGGATCCGCAAGGAGTTCTCCCACAAGTTCGAGAAGAAGGAGCCTGCGAAGCCTGCTCCTGCCGTAGCTTCCGCCCGTCCGTCGGCCCGTCCCGACAACGGCAAGAAGCAGATCAAACTCACGAGCAGCCAAATTGCTCTTGCCCGCAAACTCGGTATCACGGTAGAAGAGTATGCGCGGCAAGTTCAGAAGCTCGCTAGGTAAGGATACCTACCATGGATCGCACGCCTCGTTCTGAAACGGCCCGCGCCAAGTCTTCCCGTCCCAAGACGTGGAAGCCGCCGTCCACGTTGGACGCCCCCACCGCCCCCGAAGGATTCGCCCACAGGTGGATCCGGATGGAAGCCGGTGGACACGACGACCGGAAGAACCTCTCCGCACGACTCCGCGAAGGCTATGAGCTTGTTCGCGCCGAGGAATATCCTGATTGGGATCTGCCCACCCTGATGGACGGCAAGCATGCCGGTGTCATCGCAGTCGGTGGGCTTGTGTTGGCCCGTATTCCTCTTGAAACCAAAGCCCAACGCAACTCGTACTATCGTCGTCAGTCCCGCGATCAGCTTGAAGCGGTGGACAACGATCTGATGCGAGAGAGCAACCCCTCCATGCCGATCAGCAAGCCTGAGCGGCAGAGTCGCGTCACTTTCGGTGGATCTCGCTCCACCGGTGAGTGAGTAACTGGATCACCAAGGAAACGAAACAATGCCTAACATCGACGCTGCTTTCGGGCTCCGCCCGTATCGTATGCTCGGTAGCGGTGCCAACACCAACGGCGTTTCGACCTACAACATCCAGCTTACGGGTACTGCGGGTACTTCTTCGGTCATCTACGAAGGCACCCCCGTCATCCCGTTGGCTAACGGTCTTGTAGACATCGTCGGAAACGCCAACGGTGGCACGGTCCCGCTTCTGGGTGCCTTCATCGGCTGCAACTACACCGACCTCAACGGCAAGCCCACCTACTCCAACAAGTGGCCGGGTACGTCTGCTGTTATGGCGGGTACGGAAGCCACGGCTCTCATCGCTGCGCATCCTGATCAGCTCTTCCTGATCAACTGCGACGCGGCTGCGGCCAACTCGCTCGTTCACGCCAATGCCAACTTCGCGACTGCCACGTCCGGCAACGCGACGACGGGCATCTCCTCGGGTGAACTCGCGGTCTCCACGGCGAACACCACGAACACTCTCAACCTCCGCATCATCGGCTTCGAGGACACTCCTGCGAACGATGACGCTTCGGCTGCGGGTCGTCTGGCTATCGTTATGCTCAACAACCACTTCTACCGTTACAATGCTAACGGTACTGGTGCAGGCATCTGACGGAGGGCATGACAGATGGCTATCACTCGTTCCCAGTTGATGAAGGAGCTTGAGCCCGGTCTCAACGCTCTCTTCGGTCTGGAGTATGACCGTTACGACAACGAGCATGCTGAAATCTTCGACACCGAGACTTCGGATCGGGCGTTCGAGGAAGAGGTCATGCTTTCGGGGTTTGGTCAGGCTCCCGTCAAAGGCGAAGGCGCTGCCGTCGCTTATGATCAGGCCAACGAAGCCTTCACGGCTCGCTACACGCATGAGACGATTGCTCTGGCGTTCGCGATCACCGAAGAAGCTGTCGAAGACAACCTCTACGACCGCCTCTCGGCTCGCTACACCCGCGCTCTCGCTCGTTCGATGGCCAACACCAAGCAGGTGAAGGCTGCGGCGGTCCTGAACAACGGCTTCGACAGCAACTACAAAGGCGGCGACGGCGTCGAACTCTTCTCGACGGCGCATCCGACCATTGGCGGCGGCAACGTCGCGAACGAACTGGCGACCCCCGCGGACCTCAATGAGACCTCGCTTGAGCAGGCTCTCATCGATATCGCGGCGTTCGTCGACGAACGCGGTCTGAAGATTGCCCTTCGCGGCATGAAGCTGATCGTTCCGTCGGCTCTCCAGTTCACGGCTGAGCGCATCCTCGTCTCTGACCTCCGCGTCGGCACCGCCGACAACGACGTCAATGCGATCAAGTCGATGGGCCTGCTCCCTCAGGGCTACGTGGTCAACCACTTCCTGACGGACCCGGACGCGTTCTTCATCAAGACGGACGCCCCCAACGGCCTGAAGCACTTCGTGCGCTCGCCCATCAAGACGGCGATGGAAGGCGACTTCGAAACGGGCAACGTGCGCTACAAGGCGCGTGAGCGTTACTCGTTCGGCTGGTCGGACTTCCGCGCCATCTTCGGCTCCCCCGGCGCGTAATCCTCCCTACGCCCCGAAAACTGGAAGGCCCGCTTCGGCGGGCCTTTCTTTTATCCGGCCCCCGTGCGATACTTCAGCAGTACCGGGGTTATCCGGTCACGTAGACCGTCCCGGCGGACGCTGCACAGACTACGTGGCCCTATCGTGCAGGAGTGGAAGCAATGGCTTCGACCACTTTTTCGGGTCCCGTCACCTCTACGAACGGCTTCATCGGTGCCGTTACGGGTAACGTGACCGGCAACGTCACTCTCCCCGTTGCGACGGTTGCGGCTGCGGGTTCCGCGCAGGGTGACGCTGGAGCCCTCTCGTCCGGCTTCAACTACGTCACCGGCGCAGACGACGTTAAGGGCGTTCGTCTCCCTGCGGCGGTCGCGGGCACGGTCGTCATCATCAAGGTCGGCCCCGGCGCGGACCTCAAGGTCTACCCGGCAACCGGCGACAAGATCAACGACGGCTCCGCCAACGCGGCGCTGACGGTTGTGGACGACGTCTGCTTCATGGTCATCGCTCGGGACGCCACCGATTGGTACACCCTGCCCCTGCTGCCGTCGTAATCCTCCGTCCTCATAGGAGGCCTACATGGCTGACGCAGTAACAACGCAGGTTCTGGTCGACGACACCCGTCGGGCCATCCTCAAGTTCACGAACATTTCCGACGGCACTGGTGAAAGTGCCGTCGTGAAAGTCGACGTGTCGACGCTTACCCCCTATCAGGGGAACGCGTGTACGAGCGTGAACATCGAGAAGCTCGAAGCGATCACGGACGGCATGGGCGTGGACCTCCTCTGGGATGCCACGGCCGACGTCATCATCATGACGCTTGGTCCCGACCAGTTCTTCACGTTCGACTTCAACCACTTCGGCGGTCTGAAGAACAACGCGGGTGCGGGAAAGACGGGGGACATTTCGTTTACCACCGTCGGAGCCACTGCGGGTGACCGCTACACCCTCATCCTTGAGTGTCTCAAGAATTACGGGTGATCCATGGTTGCGCCTTCTTCGGTAACGCGCACAGGAAAAAATGAGCCGTGGGAGCTTCAGGTTTCCCGCGGCCAGATCTCTTGGCACAGGGCGGTCACCGTCTTCGGGTACAACTCCGACGTCGACACGTCGGTCGAAACCGTTTGGCCGCAGGGGGGCCTTCTTGGATTCCCTGCTACGGCACTTCAGTTGTCCGTCAGCTCGGACAACGCCGCTGACACCGCGGCGGGGACGGGTGCGCGGACCGTGTACCTCGAAGGCTTGGACGCGAACTACAACACGATCACCGAGACCGTCACCCTGAATGGGCAGACGGCGGTGACGACGACACGGTCGTATCTGCACATCAACAACTGCTACGTGCTTACGGCGGGCTCGGGCAACTCGGCTGCGGGCACGATCTACTTCGGCACGGGCACCGTCACGGCGGGCGTACCTGCTACGGTCTACGACGTCATCCAGTTCGACTACAACTCGCGCATCACGGGCAGCTACACGGTTCCTGCCGGGTACACCGCTTACGTGTCGCAGGGTCTGTTCTCGTCGGGTCAGGCTTCCGGCACGGGTCCGGTGACGGGTCGCCTGATGACGCGCGGCACGAACAACATCCGCATGACCGCTGCCGTCACGACGGTGAACAACGGCGCTTCCGATTACGCCTTCGAATACCCCCTCGTGGTGCCTGAAAAGACCACGATCGAGGCTCAGGCGGTCGGCACCGGGAACAACAATGCCTGCTCGTCCTTGTTCGTCCTCCTTCTGATCAAGAACGACGCGGGGACGCCCTGATGGCCAAGGTCACCGCAGCGAAGCGCACGGGTAACGGCGTCACCTACCGCGGCGTGACTTACCCCGGTTTCAACAAGCCCCGCGCAAGCACGAACCCCAAAAAGAAGAAGATGGTCCTCGCCAAGAAGGGCGACGAGATCAAGGTCGTCCACTTCGGCGACGCTTCGATGGGGCACAACTACTCGGCCGCAGCCCGTAAGAGCTACCTTGCCCGCAGCGGCGGCATTTCCGGCAAGGACGACAAGTTCTCCGCCAACCACTGGGCTCGGAAGGTTCTTTGGGCCGGACCCGGTGGATCCAAAAAGTCTCCGCCAAAGGGAAGCCGTTTCAAATGAGCACGCCGGGTTTCGAGTTCCTCTGGAACATGGTCCTGACTTTGGTGGTCGCCCCCATCGTTTGGGCTCTCTCCTACGTGAACAAGCGGGTAGACGCGCAGTCTGAAACCGTGGATCGTGTTTGGAAGAGCATCGCCGAAACCCGTGAACATGTCGCCGGGAACTACGTGACCCGTGCCGATCTGCACAACGACCTTAGCCGGATCCTCCAGCGGTTCGACCGTCTTGAGGAAAAACTCGACCGCCTGACTGGAGGCAAATCATGATGGGACGTGGAAGCATGATGAAGGAACTGACGGGCGGTCGCCGCAAGCGTTCGCAGATGCGCAAGATGGAACGTGCCGGGGCTTCGGTTCCCATGCTCGAATCGCCGCGCAAGAAGATGGCTTCGGGCATGAAGGCCCCTGCCGCCATGACCGAAATGCCCATGGGCATGAAAAAGGGCGGCATGGCCAAGAAGTCGAAGCCGAAGATGGCCAAGGGAGGCATGATGCTGATCATCGGCGTCGGCAAGAAGCCCGCTGCGAAGAAGGGGAAGTGACATGCCCGGCAACAAGATGAAGGGCCGTAACGAAAGTTTCGCTCGCGGCACCAACATGACCCTGAAGGACATCTACGGCGAATCCGGTCCCTTCCCCGGAGAGATGCCCATGTCGACGGGTCGCAGCATCCGTCGCCCTGAGCCGACGCCCCCGTCCATGCGTGAGTTCGAGTCCGCTCGTCTCAAGGCGATGCGCGATGCCGAATCGATCCTTGGTCTTCCGAAATCGAAGGCGGTCTCCGACATCGAAGAGGACCTCGCGGGTGGTTTCGCCAAGGGCGGCATGGTGAAGGGCTACGCCAAGGGCGGCATGGTCATGCCCCGTGGTTACGGGAAGTCCCGTTCCAAGCCCTGCAAGATCTGCTGAGGAGGCACACCAATGGCTAAGTCGTTCAACAGCGCCTTCCGCGAGGCCCGCGATTCCGGGATGAAAACCTTCGAGTGGAGGGGCAAGTCCTACTCCACCAAGATGGCTGGGGAAGACCTCCCCACCCGTAGGGTTCCTCTCCCGCCCGTCCGCGACGAGATCCCTCAGGGTCGCCGTAACGACATGGTCGAACGCGGCGAGGACCTCGAAGACCTCACCCCGGCCCGCTCGGACAAGGGCATGAAGCCCCTTCCCCGTCTCACCCCCGGAGAAGCGATGTCTCGTGACCTTGAGCTTCTCAAGGGCATGGGCAGCAAGATGCGCGGCACGAAGCCTTACGAAGCCGGCGTCAAGATGACCGACTCCGACGTGTCCATGAAGCGTTTCCTCGCCGACGAGGGCACGCCCGAGGGCTACGCCAAAGGCGGCATGGTCAAGAAGCCGAAGGCCAAGCCCGTCATGAAGATGGCCAAGGGCGGCATGATGTGCTCGCCCCGTAAGAAGATGGCCATGGGCATGAAGTCGGGCGGCATGGTCAAGGGCTGCAAGCGGAGCGGCGTGAAGTGAAGAAGCCGGGATCCAAGAGCAAGGTCAACGCTGCCGGGAACTACACCAAGCCCGGCATGCGGAAGACCCTGTTCGAGAAGATCAAGGCTTCCTCCGTTCAAGGCACTGCGGCGGGCCAGTGGTCCGCCCGCAAGGCTCAGCTTCTCGCCAAGCAGTACAAGGCCAAGGGCGGGGGTTATAAGGACTGATGAAAGCGCCTCAGCGTTCTCTCAAGGCGTGGTCCGCACAGAAGTGGCGCACGAAGAGCGGCAAGCCTTCGAGTGTCACCGGAGAACGCTACCTGCCCGAGGCTGCGATCAAGTCCTTGTCGCCGCAGGAATATGCTGCCACTACTCGGGCCAAGCGGGCCGGGAAGGCGGCGGGCAAACAGTTCGTGGCTCAGCCGAAGACGGTCGCCAAGAAGGTGAAGCCGTTCCGCAAGAAGGGGTTCTGATATGAAGAAG